TTTATCAATTTGTGCTTGTAGCTTTCCAATTTGATTTAAAGCATCATTCTTAGCAGTATTAACTTCTGCAAATCTATCATATGGAACATTTTTTGTATCAGCTTGAGTGCTGTTGTTATTATCCTGAGTATCTTCAGTTGTTTGAGTAACATTATTTTCTTCTGACATTTTTTACCTCTGTTTGTTGAGTTTTAGTTGAAAATTCTTATTTATAATATAACTTACTAAATCTTTTATACAATTATTTTTTAAATAAATTAAAATAATACTTGCATTATATTATTATAAAGTTATAATATATGGTGTGAGTGATTTTAAATGAAAAAAGTTTTTTGAAAATTAGGGTAGTTAGGTATTTAGGAAATACTTGGGTTGCAACAATACCACAATATTCTCAATACCAGTTAATTTAGATGTTGTAGAGCATCAGCCTACATACCAAGTATGATAGGTTCTATTAAAAATTGACCAAACCAAATGTCTCTTATGAGAAGGTTATAAAAGTAGGAAATGACTTTTATAGAATGAGGTTATAATTACCCTTAATAAAAGAGCCACTTAATTGTGGCTTTTTTTATTTTCTACCAATCTTGTATGTGGTAGTTTTATTAGGTCCTAATTTCTTCTTTATATACCCATGTGCTTCTTTAGATAGATAACTAATAACACCATCAGGTAGTGGTTGTTGAGGTGTAGTTAATACTCTACCCATCTTCTTTAATGCTTCTACTCTTGCACCTAATGTGACCCAACCTATTTGGAATCCATTCCTCATTGTTTTAATTAAACTATAATCATTTAGTAATTGTTGTGTTAATACTGGTGCTTTACTATTAGCATACTTAGATGCTTGTAATTTAAATTTGTTTGCTCTTTTTCTTTCACCATATGATTTACTATATGCTTTGAATGGTTTACCAAATACATCTTTAGCATCTTCAAAAATATGATCCCTATATCTATCTCTAACATTAGGTCCTATCTTTATAAAAAACATTTTATCAAGCATCACCTAACCTCTTTTCTGCTTGTTCTTGTTCATTAAATCCTAATCCCTCAGATGAAGCTATTTCCCATTTGTGTCTGCAATTAAATCCTCCACCATCTAATAATACACCATCACCAAATCTTGATCTTATTTCTTCTAATGTTAATGGTCCAGCAGATGCCATTTGTAAACATTCATCTCTTGTCTTTTCATCTACTGGTCCTATGTAAACATATTTAGTGGTTTTAGGAGCAATACTCATCATTTGGTTAGTTACTTGCCTTGAATAAGAATTAAGGCTTGTATTTATTAATGTTTGCATTTGTGAATTAGATATACTTGCATTAGTAACATTCTCTAATATCTGTGTTGTAGATAGTCCTGTTTGTAATCCTTTAATTACTTCTGTCCTTATGCTACCTGATATTGTTCTTATTATTGCATTGTCAAATAATTGTTCATTAAGTGATGCAAAAGTAGATAATGCTCTTGGATTTATATCTGCAAAGCCTATGGTAGATTCTAACACACCTCTGTGTGCATTAGCATATATAGATGTGGCTTTTTGTAGTTTGTTTTTAAGTGTTCCTTCAACATCAATAGATAATAAAGTATTAGCAAACTCTGTTATATCACCTATCTCTTCACCTATAAGATATAATGAAGCTATTAGTTCTGCTTTAGCCTTATCAACAAGACCAGCTATATTATTAGCAGACAAATCTATATCTCTTTGATTAGCCATTATTTAAGTAAGTCAGTTACTGATTTGTTTGATTGCCAAAACTTACAAGACCAGTATCTTGCTTTTGTTTTGTCTGTTGGTTTGTTAGAATCACACTTGTGTCTTGCTCTAAATGATTTTCTTTTAGCATCACTTGCTCTTTTAATAGATAAGTTAGGATCACCAAACATAACCTTCTTTACCTTATCACCTGACTTAACAAATACTTTAAACTTCTTTCTACCATATCCAGCTTCACCTTTAGTAATTCTTGAAGGTTTATCTAACTTAACTGACTTGCCTTGATACTCTGCCATTACTCTACTGGTCTTTGCAATGCTTGTAACAATGCAGATCCTGGTTCTTCTGTTTCTTCTTCTTCAAGCTCCATTTCTGTGTCTTGCTTTTCAAATAATATATCTAATGCTTCTTCTCTATCTAAATCAGGATTCTTTTGCATAAGTATATCTGCTTTATCTATAAGACCATGTGATAACTCCCATTCCCACTTTTCTCTTTGCTCTTTATCATTAAGAACTTCTACTGATTCACTAAAATCTACATCTTCTAAATCACCAGCATCTTTACCATCTTCTACTGCTATAATCCTTCTTTCAAGTTCAAATAGTTTAAACTCAACTTCTCTCCACCTTGTAACATCAGATTTTCTATCATCTGTTAGTTCAGTATTCCTTAGTTTTAAAGCTACACCTGAAGCAGCAGTAGTTCCTTCAACAAAAGATATAGGTAGATGGTAGTTCTGAGCCAACATCTTATAACTGCTTTGTATAGAAGAATCAAGTGCTGGAACTGCATTGGGAGGAGATACTATGCTGATACTACCATCTACACCTAAATAATTGATTTTGTCTTGACCAACAGAAATTTTATCTTGTGAATCAATACCTGCTCCATTAACAAACAGATAGCCAAATGATTGAAACATTATATTAGCATTTTTATTAGTTTCTGCTACATTAATAGCTAAGTTAGTTTGAATTAAATCTGTTGAAGCATTAGTATCTAAGTAATCTGTTTCAGGCTTACCATCTCTAAAACATTCTACAAAAGGTAATACACCATAAGGATTAACCATATCAGGATTATCATCTTCTGTATACATCTTTCCATTCTTATCAAATATAAAGTGATTCTCAGAATCCCAGTATGCAAATTGTTCAGGAGTGGTATCCAATACCTCTGCTTTTTGAGCAATAGGATAAACAATAGCATGAGGCTTAAGTGGATCAGTATCAAAGATTGGTTCATAATCCATAATAATATCATACTCTATACATTCACTTCCATCATCTTTAATTCTCCAGCAAGGCTTGATTAATACACCATCAAGTAGGTTAGTCATTCTTTCTAATCTTTGTAGTTTGTGGTCTTTACCACTAAAGTAATCAGTAATATCTTCTTTAGTATAGGTTCTAATAGGTGCTTCCATATATACAAGTGATATTCTGTTTATAATTCTTTTAGTAATATTAACATTACCAATAGGAACTTTAGATAAGGTAGATTCACTAAAATAATCATTTACATATTCTTTAGTGTGTCCTTTATAATAATCAAGTGCTTTATATCTTGATTGCTTCCACTTGTTCTTTCTTTGTTGATTAATGTCCCATTTACTCATTAAGACACTTAGTTCACCTATGTTTGGTATCATATCTTGCTCCTATTATCTATCTTGTGTTCCTATTACTGGTTTAACTACTGGAAATTCCCAATCTACACCATATCCAAAAGCATCAGACATGTGTGTTAATTCTTTATTACTTTTATCTATATCTCTGCTACCCTCTTTATTAGTAACCTTTTCTAAATCACCAATTAACATCTTACAAGATTTATCAATGATAATATTATCTTTTGATAAGTTGTTATTAACAGCATTTACTCTATTAACAACTCTTGGATTAATATGTTTTACCATTACCCTTATCCCATTTCTTCTAACTATATCTATATCTGAATATTGTGCTGATGAATGTCTTGAACTACCTGTTGCATCAGGATAAGCTATATATTGTTGATTAGGATACATTCTTCTTATTTCATCACACATTCTTTGTGTCATTAAATCTCCTTCACCTCTATGGTATAAGGCAATCTCTTTGACCACTCTAATGTAAGGCTTTTGTTTGTACACTTGGAAGATAACTGCTGATAATGGATCAACATTCCAGTCCATTCCAATTCTGATGGGCAATCTACTGTTATAGGATACTTCACCTGTGTGCTGTTCTCTATTGAAAGCATAATAAGTTGCTCCTCTACTTAAATTAACAAACTGACCTTCCATATATGCTTGTAGC